CAAATTATAACCAAGTAAGTACATCAACAACTACATCAATTGTAAGTATTTCTACAACATATAGATCATCAAAAGTAATTGTTCAAATTGGATCTACTGACACAAATTATACTGAAATAAATGAGTATAATATTCTTCATGATGGTTCAAATGTCGAATTTTTAGAATATGGTTTCTTGAATACATCTTCAATCTTTTCAGCCTCTGGTGAAGCTATAGCGAATTATAATTTTACAATAGATGGTGGAAATTTAGTTATGGAATTGAATCCAATAGTTGGATATGGTTCTTCCATCAATGTTAATACTTTTGTGGTTTCAATAGGAGATACAAATGCTACTGGAATAGGGACAAATAACTATTCCAATGGTTCTATAAAATCAAATTTTGTTTCTATTTCATCATCACCATCACCAACAACAAATGAAGTAATAACCTTCAACAATACTGTTTACGGTTGTTATTATATTGCTACAATTGAAGACTTAACAAATAATCAATATCAAACATCGGAAATTATTGTTGTTAGAAATGATACAGAATCTGGAATAAGTGAATTTGGGTGTATATACACTTCAAATACATTAGGAGATTTTACAACAGATATTTCTGGATCAAATTGTAGATTGCTGTTTACTCCCGTTGCAGATGCAGATGTTGAGGTAAGAATAGTTGAATTTTCTTTATATTCGGAAAATGAAAGTCTTCCATCATCTCTCGATCTACTGAATGGTGCAGAAATTAATTATTCTACTGGAGATTATACTGGAACTGAGTTGGATATTAAGAGATCCTTCGAACTTACACATAACCAAAATCCAATATTCCAAAAGGAAATTGATGCAACATCATCAAATTCCATTAACATTTTGGATGATATTATAAAGATACCAAATCACTATTTTGTAACTGGAGAAGAAGTTAGTTATTCATATTTTAATTCATTAACTTCAACCGAAGACGCAATTGGGATTGCAACCACTACTATCAGTGGTGTTGGGAGCACCGATAAATTGCCAAATACTCTTTATATTGTCAAAATAAATGAGTCTGAAGTTAAGGTTGCTGCATCTTCTTCCGAAGCTCTTTACACAATACCAAATACTTTAGATATTACTTCTTTAGGTATTGGAACTGGACATTTATTTACTTCCAAAAAACAAAATACAAAATGTTTATTATCAATTGATAATATCATACAATCTCCGATAGTGTCTTTAGCTACAACTACAAAACTATTAGACTCGGTTTCTAGATCCACAAATATTATTGATGTTGATGTTGCAAATATTAGCAATTTCTATGGTTCAGACTTAATTAAGATCAATGACGAGATTATGAAGATAAGATCTGTTGGATTTGGATCTACGAGTTCCATCTTAGTTCAAAGAGCTAGGTTGGGTACAGAGGCAGAATTACATAATGCTGATGATATTGTTACAAAGATTATTGGAAACTACAATATAATTGGAAATACTGTACATTTCTCTGAACCTCCCTTCGGAAAGGTTCCATTTACAAATCCAAATGATAGACCAGATGAAGATGATTATTTTGGAATTGAGTTTAGTTCTAAATTTAATGGAAGAGCATTTATAAGATCTGGAATAGAAAATACTTCCACAGAACCTTATGAATACAATTACCTTTTGGATAGTTTAAGTGATCAATTTACAGGAATTTCGACCGAATTTACATTAAAATCAAATTCTTTGGATATTTCCGGAATTTCAACGTCAAATGCCTTCGTTTTAATTAACAATGTTTTCCAATTCCCTTCAGATGTAACTGGAATTCCTGCTGTTAATGCATATAGTTTAGAAGAGAATTTAGGAATAACTTCAATTAGGTTTGAAGGAAATACAATTGCAAATTATGAAAATGACATTAATACAACAAAACTTCCTAGAGGTGGAATTATAATATCGATTGGATCTAGTGCTGGATTTGGTTATCAATCACTGGTTGCTGCAGGAGGAACGGCAGTTGTTTCTGGTTTAGGGACCATTCAATCAATAAGTATTGGAAATAGTGGTTCTGGTTATCGCTCTGGAATTCAAACAGTAAATGTTGGAGTTACAACTGATATAGAATATGGTATTTTCAATATCGGTACTGCAATAATAAGTAGTGGAAATATTGTAAGTGTTGATATTACAAATCCCGGAATAGGATATACAACATCTAATCCACCTTTAGTTGTATTTGATTCTCCGCTTTCTTATTATAACATTCCTTTAGTTTACTCTTCATCATCTTCTGGTGTTGGAACTGGAGCAAGGGTTAGTGTAATAGTCGGGCAAGGTTCTAGTGTAATCGATTTTAATGTTGAAAACTATGGATTTGGATATAAAGTTGGTGATATATTGACTATAGAATCCGGAGGATCTGCAGGAATTCCTACAGATATTTCTTTACCTTTCGAAGAATTTTCAGTGTTTGTTGATGGAACATACACAGATAACTTCTCTGCTTGGACTGTGGGAGATCTTCAAATTTTAGATTCTATAGAAGATCTAATTGATGGACAAAGAAAAATTTTCCCAATAAAAATAGACGGACAACAAATTACAATTAGAGCAAGAAAGGGATCCGGAATTGACGTTCAATCAACATTATTAGTCTTTGTAAATGATGTCCTACAAGTTCCGGGAGATGGTTATATTTTTAATGGCGGAAGTGTAATAGAATTTACTGAGGCACCAAAAGTAAATAATGAAACAAATGAAAAGGATTCTATAAAAATTCTTTTCTACAAAGGGACAGGTTCTGTTGATACTAGATTTGTCAATATATTAGAACCAGTAGAAACTGGTGATTCTATTTTCCTAAATCAAACAAATACAGCATTAAGTGAAAATGAAAGACTGGTTGAAGATATTATTAATAGTGATTTAATTGCATCAAATTCTTATTTTGATGTTGGAATTACTAGTGAATTTAGATCTGCAACCTTGTGCAGACAAACTGAAGATAGATTTGTTAATGGCTCTATAAAGGCAAAAAATAGGATAACGTATGAACCATTAATTTTCCCAACGACAAATATTATAGAAAATGTAAGTGCGGCATCAACTCAAATTTTTGTTGAAAGCGTTAAAACTTTCTTTGATAGTAGAAGAGAATATATTCAAAATGATATTGATAATATCCCACAAAAATCTGTGAGAATTTTATCTCAGAATGAAACTTCTGTTGCTATTGGTACTGCAATTGTTTCGGTTGCAGGAACTATTTCTTCAATAATAATTTCTGATGGTGGAGTTGGATATTCAACTTCTCCATTAATAACAATTCAAAATCCAGTTGGTTATGGTGTAACACTTGGCATTGGAACAACTGCACTAGCGCAGTCTACAATATCAGTTGGTGGAACAGTTTCTTCAATAACAATCACTAATTCTGGTTTTGGATATACCACGTCAAATCCACCAACGGTAATTATAGAATCTCCTTCTTCAGTTTATGAAGACATTTTAAACGTTTCTTATAGTGGTGATTTTGGAATTATTGTTGGCATAAACACCACATCTATAGTTGGTGTTGCTTCAACAGGAATTGTATTTGATTTATTCATTCCACCAACTTCATATTTAAGAGATTCTTCTTATAATGTTGGGATTGCAACAACTGGAATAAGTGGAATACAAACAAACTATCTTTTTGTTGTTAACAATTCAAATATAGGAAATGGTGTGACTGCCTTAGACTATTCAAATTCAATAGTTGGCGTCAGTACACTGTTCTTAGATGGAATTTATAGTGCAGCAGAAGTTTCAATTGCACAGACATCTGTTCCCGGAATAGGAATAACAAACGTTTCTAGAGTTGTTGTTAGTGTTCAAGATTATAATGGTTTAAGTGGAACTGGTTATAGTAGCTATTTTGGAAACTATTCTTGGGGATTGATTAGTGATTTTATAAGAAAGGCACCTCAGTCATTTACCGCAAATATTAATGGATACTCTGGAATTTCAACATCCCCAATTGTTATGAGAAGCAATTCTCTTAAATATATTGGATATTCTACCACATAAATAGATAAAAAACTGCAAAATGTCTGCAATTATAACTGACCAATTACGTATATTGAATGCTGAGAATTTTGTTTCCTCAGCAACGACATCTTCTAATTCATATTATATTTTTGTTGGTTTACCAAATGCAACACAATATGACTCTAACTGGGATATAAATCCACCAGCACCAAAAGATAGTTTTGATGATGAGAATGATTATTGGGATACTATTGTTGCTTTGAAAAAGATAAAACCTGAAGATGTTAAACAAGTAGTTCGCAAAGTTTCCTGGCAATCTGGAACTACTTATGATATGTATCGGCATAAAATTAGTAGAGATAATTTATCTTTACCCTCACAGAGTACAAATTTATATTCTGCAAATTATTATGTAGTTAATAGCGAGTATAAAGTTTATATTTGTATTCACAATGGTTCGGATCCTGAAAATCCTGAAGGAAAACCATCTTTAGATGAACCAAATTTTGTGGACCTTGAACCAAGGGCTGCAGGAACAAGTGGTGATGGATATTTGTGGAAATATCTATATACAATTTCACCTAGCGACATTGTAAAATTTGATGGTGTAAATTTTATACCTGTGCCCAAAAATTGGGGTTCTGACGCAGATACTTCTTTAATTAAAGAAAATTCTCAGTCAAGTACACAAATAAAAAATATAATTATTAGAGATAGGGGAGATAATTTAGGTTCACCTGGAATTTATCAAAATGTTCCAATTAAAGGTGATGGAACTGGAGCTACAGCAACTATAATAATTGATGATAATTTTCAAGTAGAATCAATAACAGTCTCAAATGGTGGTTCTGGATATACTTATGCTAGTGTAGATGTAGAATCAAGCGATATATCAACGACGGAGGTTGGTTATTCATCTCCCGTTTTTGAAGTTGTAATTCCACCATTGGGAGGACATGGATATAATATTTACAGAGAACTTGGGGCATATAATGTTTTAGTATATTCTAGAGTTGAAAATGATACGGAAAATCCGGATTTTATTATTGGAAATCAGGTTGCAAGATTTGGAATTGTTAAGAATCCTGTGGGTTATAATTCCAATGAGATGTTAACTGATGAAAAAGTAAGTGCTGTACATTCGATTAAATTAAGTGGCAACTTTCAGGACGCAGTTTATGCAGCAGATAGCATAATAACCCAAACAGTTTCAACGGGAACAACTGCTGTGGGAAGAGTTGTTTCTTATGATTCAAATACAGGAGTTTTAAAATATTGGCAAGATAGAACCTTATATGGATTTAATCCAGATGGATCAAAAAATTTATCGCCAACTTATGGATTTGAATTAGAATCTTTTACTTCAAATCCAGGCACAGGAGGATCTTTAGTAGGCATATCCCAA